GACTTAGAAAGCGTTTGATATCAGTTACTTGATAATCTATGAGTTCGATAATGTATATTAACGAACCACCAAACGATTTTCTATCCTATAAATATTATTTTATTACTCAAATTGACATTTGACTACTCAAATATTTGCAATCGTATATATATAAATGTAAGGGTGGCCCCCACAAAATCGGCCTTCCAGCGTAGTAAGGTCATCCCCTTCCCCTACTGGGGGGAGAAATTTTTAGATCCTTAACGTTATTGCCTTATTGATTAAATTTGTTTAATCTCCAATAATCATTGATTATTTATATTTGATCAGGTTTATGAAAAAAGCAGTACAACGAGACATAAAAGTAAGTGGTTCTACAAAAAGGATTACTAGAGATGAAGTAAAGAATGCTTGGGTACAAGGGAAGGCTGCTAATTTACCGAATACAGAAATAGCAAAGATATCAGGTGTTTCGGTACAAGCGATTCGGGAGATGAATAAGAAGTATGAGAAGGAAATAGAAGCTCAAGTCAGAGCAAACTTGGGTCAAGTAGCCGTAGATGCATTACAGAATATGATTGACTTAGCGTTTACAGCAGAGAATGAGCATGTACGTTTTGTCAGTACAAAGGATTTGTTAGATCGGGCTGGATTCAAACCGAAAAGTGAAGTTGATATCAAGCAGGAGGTAATCAGGCGTGATCCGAAAATGATAGAAGCAGAAGCTAGGGAAAGGTTGGGGAATGAACTAGCAGAAAAGCTATTACAACTAAGTGGGCCTATAGAAGACGGGGAGTGGAAAAAGGAATGACTAGAGAAGACACACTAGAAAAAGCATTAGATATTATACAGGGGGATCGGCATAACGAATACGGGCCAGCACAGGATCATTTTAGAGAAGCTGCAGTAGTTTGGTCTTTAGTATTAAAAAAAGAAGTAACGGCAGCACAGGTAATTTTATGTTTAGCAGCACTAAAGCTAATAAGGCTTTCTACAAAGAATAATCATAAGGACAGTTGGGTAGACTTAGCAGGATATGCAGCATTAGGCAATGAGGTATCCAGTGTTGATTGAAGAGGTTTTAAAGTTACAGAAGGAATATGAGGAGGCAGCAAAGTTTAATAAGTTAGCATTGTACCAGCCGTATCCTTATCAAGAAAAGTTTCATGCAGGATTAGATGATTTAGGAAATAAGGCGAGGCAACGATGTTTAATGGCAGGAAACAAAGTTGGAAAAACATTTTGTGGAGCAGCAGAATTAGCGTTTCATGCAACAGGTTTATATCCTGATTGGTGGCCTAAAGATGCTTGGAAATTTAATAAACCGATTACAGCTTGGGCAGCAGGGCAAAGTCATTATACAACGAGGGATATTGTTCAAGCAGAGTTATTAGGGCCAGCAGGAGATCCTGATTTATTAGGTTCAGCAGCAATTCCAAAGCATTGTATTATTTCAACAGAGAGGAATCCTGGGGTTCCGAACGGGTTATCTTTAGCAGTAATTAAGCATGTGAGTGGGGAAAAAAGCAGGATTATGTTTAAGAGTTATGATTCTGGCCCGAATGCTTTTATGGGGGTAGCGGTTGATGTAGTTTGGATTGATGAGGAACCACCACAGGATATTTACAGTCAATGTTTACGGGCATCTTTAAAGGAAGGTGGCCCAATTTATTTGACATTTACCCCAGAGAGGGGGGTAACGGGAGTTGTTAATAATTTTTTAAATGATCGTAAAATTGGTCAGAGTTTAACAACAGCAACGTGGGATGACGCTCCACATTTATCAGAGGATGTCAAAGCAGAGATCTTAGCAGCCTTACCTCCGCATGAACGCAAAATGAGGTCACAGGGGATACCTACATTAGGATCAGGTCAAGTATTTCCTATATCAGAGGATACTTTTTCAATAGAGGCGTTTAATATCCCAGAACATTGGCCCAGGGTTTGTGGAATTGATTTTGGTTTTGATCATCCCACAGCAGTTGCGTGGTTAACACATGATCGGGATACAGACACGGTGTATGTTTATGATGTGTATTCACAGAGTGGCACAGGGATATTACAACATGCAGAAGCAATTAAACTAAGAGGAAGTTGGATACCGGTAATTTGGCCTCATGACGGAAGCCAGCATGATAAAGGAAGTGGGATATCGTTAGCAGATCAGTATCGGAAAGCAGGAGTTAATTTTGTAGGAAGTCATTTCCAGAATCCAGAAGGAGGTTTATCTGTAGAAGCTGGATTAATGTCAATGTTGACAAGGTTACAGACAGGCAGGTTAAAGGTTTTCAGTCATTTACAGGAGTGGTTTCGGGAATTTAGGATCTATCACAGAAAAGACGGAAAAGTAATCAGGCAGAATGATGATTGTATGTCAGCAACAAGATATGCAATACAGTCATTGCGTTTTGCTACCGTAAACAATTGGCAACCCAGAGCAGAATACAGTATCGGTTCAATATCAGATAAAACGTATAATCCTTTTGACTATTGGGAAGGTAGTGATGAGCAGCTTACTTACGCAACTGAGAAACAAGAAGTCGCTTTACAATCAACGTAGTGGCTCAGGGAACAAAGCATTAAAAGCGTATAATGAATTTTACCAAAGCAATTACAAACCAGCATATGATGCTGCATTTGCGTACAAGCCTACAGTAGACAAGAAGTATGCGGCATATCGGCAAGCATTTGATGCAGCAAAGGGAGAATATGACAGGCTATTTTCTAGAGAGAAGGCTGATTATCAAGCAGCAATTCGGCAATCAAATCAGTTATACAGTCATTATCAAGCAGCAGATCGCAATTTAAAAACGTATCAGAGACAGAATCTAGATCCTATTGAAGCAGAGTATGCCAGAAGAACCACAGCCTACACCACAGCATACAATCAAGCGATCAAGGGAGCAGAGGGACAATATACCCAGCAAGCCAATCAATTGTTAAGGACATTAAATGTAGCCAAGGGAAACCTAGGAAAGGAATATACAACAACAAGGGAAACAAAGACAGAGGCTTATAATGTTTCTTTTGACAAAGCAGACAAGGCTTTAACAGATTATAACAAAACACATGCATCAGATTTGTTTTATGTAAATCAGCAAGGCATAGGCAACACGGTATACAACCCAGTGAACAAAGCAGTACAGAGGTACGATTCAGCAAGATATGTAGGAGACAATCGCTTTGAATACACAATTGCTGGCAAGAAATACAATATCAAGCAAGCACCTGCTTCTTTTGATGTTTCATTTCAATTTCAAGTACAAGATGAAGTAAGATTATATAATTTTTACCAGCAAGTGATACAGGAAGGGAATCGGGATCGATTTGGGATACCGTCTTATGTAGATAAGGACTATTTACAAAGGAAACAAAAAACAATAGAAGGGTTTTTAGCACCAGAGACAGGATTAGTAGATCGTTTTAAAAGCATAGGAGAAAGTAGAAGAGCAAAAGCAGCAGAGGCATATACATCAGTAGAAGCATTAATTTCTCAAAAAGACATTGCAGAAAAGTCATTGAGGGATTTTGTATCAGTGTCCCAAGAGGATTATGTCTTTGCAAAAACAGGAAAGGAAAGAAAAGCTTATCAGGATTTTACAGCAACCTCTTTAGAAGATTTTGCCAAACCAATTGCTACAGCAGCATCAAAGCAGCAGTATACAGAGATGCAGCAATATGTTTCTACATTAAATCAAGCCAGACAGGGATACAACCAATACAAGGCAAATACATTTGATGTGGCGTACAACCGATACAATCAATATTTGCAAGGAGACTTTGCTACAGCAAAGCAAAACTATTTGCAGGTAGCCAATGATACAGGATTTATTGACAGGAGATCAGGAAGTCAAAAAGCAGAATACTTATCAGTAAAGACAAAGTTTGATGAACTAAAAGCAAATTACCAGCAACTAGAGCCAGTATTATCTAGTTTACAAAGTGATTATGAAACGTCAGTAGCAGGGTTAGGAGATATGCGATCTGACATAGCAAGGTTAGAAAAGAGTGTAAAAATAGAGTTAGATCCTAGGAAATCAGGAGTACGGGTAGGTAGGCGTGAATCATTACTAACACGGGGCTCCAAACGTGCTGGAGCCACAAGATAATTTATAAGGAATTTTATGAGTTGGTTTTCTGAAGAATACAAACGATTTGAAAACAAAGTTAAAACAAACGTTTCTGGCATTAGTGCAGAAGTTGAAAATTTTAAAAAAATTGATTTAGGTTCTCCGAACTACAATCAAATCAAATTAAATACTGATCAAGACTTCAGTCCTTTTGTCAAAGGTGCAGTAGTCTTAGCTAGTACAGCAGCAGGAGCAGCAGGAGGAGTATTTATTGGAAGTCCTTTAGCAGGAGCAGTAGCAGGTGCAGAAATTGGTCAAAACCTAAATCAGAATCTATTAGGTTCCCGATATGATCCTTCTAAAGACGGTGGTGCAATTCAAAAAGCAGTAACCGGAACAACCGGAGATATTCAACGGGAAGCTGTAAATATTGGAAAAGGGATTCAACAAGCAGCAATTGTCAATACTAGTGATTTACAGGAAAGAGCAGTTGATTTTGCAGACAGAAATGATTTAGGACGCAATGAGACACTAGAGAAGTGGGCAAAAGAAGTAACCCACACCGTAGAGAAAGGTGCAGCAGAAGCAACCAAAGTTGCAGAAACCAATGCTGCAGGAGTAACCGCAGAAACAGAACAATTAGCAAGTGGCATCACTACTACTGCAGAAGATGCAGCAGACATTGTTTCTACAATTTATGATGCCTTAACAGGAAAAGCGGATGATCAAGAGCCTTTAGATGCAGTAACCGCAGACTTTGAAGAAGATGATTTAAATCCAGAAGATTCTCCAGAAATGACAAAACCTTTTGAAGAAACAGAAGCATCTACGTCAAAAGATGATGCAATGACAGAAGAAGAACGATTAGCAATGATTCGTAGGTTATTATTAAATAGATACGGTAGAGAAGACACAATTTTAGGTGGTGGTAGAGACACCCGAAACCGTAGGACATATGCCTTATGAGTAAAGCTGCAGAATGTATAGCCGAATATGAAGCGTTAAAAGGGGATCGGGGGAACTGGGAAAATCAGTGGCAAGACATTGCAGAATTGATGATTCCTAGGAAAGCTGATTTTACAAATCATTTTCGGGCATCAGGCGAACAACGCAGAAGTAGGATTTATGAATCTACAGCAGTAAGAGCCGTAGTACGGGCTGCTAGTGGGTTACACAACACACTAACATCGAATACGGTTCCTTGGTTTTCTCTAGAAGCAGAAGATCCTCAGATCAGTGGAGACAGGGATGTACGTCTGTGGTTAGAAGAAGCAGCAAGAATTACCAATTCTGTATTTAATTCACCCACTTCTAATTTTCATTCTGCAATTCATGAATACTATATTGATTTAATTGCATTTGGAACAGGAGTTCTGTTTGTTTATTTTGATGAAGAAGGCCCACAATTCAGAAGTTTCTTTTTAGGCAATTGTTATTTAGCAGAAGACAAAAGCAATAAAATTGATTCGATTTACAGAACCTATTATGACACAGCACGATCTTTAGAGCAGCAATTTGGCAGCAAGCTGAGTGATCCAATTAAAAAAGCAGCAAAGGAAGAACCGTTTAAAGCTTTTGAGATTTTGCATGTAGTCAAACGCAGAAGTGGAAGTTACGGCAAAACACAGAAGTCTAAGCCGTATTTATCCTATTATATTGATATGACCACAAATGACATTATTAAGGAAAGTGGTTTTGATGAATTCCCTTTTATTTGTTCTAGGTGGCATAAAAATTCACAAGAAGTTTACGGAAGGGGGCCTGGGGTAGAAACTTTACCTGATGTACGAATGATTAATGAAATGGAAAGAGTTGGACTCATTTCATTACAAAAAATGGTAGATCCTCCACTTTTAGTGCCTGATGACGGAATGTTATCACCAATTCGTACTAGTCCAGGTGGATTAAATTATTATCGTTCTGGTTTAGGGCCACAGGATAGAATTACACCTTTAGACACTAGAGGCAGATTAGATCTATCAGAACAAAAAATAGGCTTAGTCCGTAATAATATTGAAAGAGCCTTTTATTTAGATTTATTGGAGTTGCCTTCTAATACTGCACCAGACGGAGACATCTTACGTTTCAGTGCAACAGAAATAGCAGCAAGGCAACGGGATCGGCTTCAGATTCTAGGGCCAATTGTCGCAAGGCAGGAATCAGAATTATTAGGGCCACTGGTGTTAAGAACCTTATCAATGTTGATTAGGAATCAGAAATTACCACCTGCACCTCCTGTACTTATTGATGCAGATATTAAGGTAGCTTATTCAAATCCGGTATCGGTATCACAAAGAAGTGGAGAACTCGCATCAATTAATCAGTTGATTCAGTTCCTAGTTCCGTTTGCTCAAATTGATCCTTCAATTATGCAGAGTTTTC